AAAAAGGGAGAGCCGAAGCCCTCCCCCTCTGCAAAGAAATATATGACAATATTAGTTTACCAGAAAATTATCTTTGCATCAAGGGGAGGTAAAAGGCTATGGGATTGACGGAACAGGAAATCATTAGACTTGCAGCAGAACAGGCAGCGAAAGTGACAATGGAAACCCTAGAGGGGCAGAGAAAAAAAGCGAAGAAAGAAAGGAAGGATTGGCGGTTGAGAAATACAAGATTGCTCTTGGACCACCTCCAGAGATTTAGGGACCATGCAACACAATCCGTATTTGATGTGCGAAAAGTTTTAGAATCGGCGCAGAACGACCCGCAGGGAGTTTATTCGCAGCAGCTTTCTAGTCGGCAGGATGTTTACTTGGAGGGGTTAGCCATCTCCGCAGGGAGAACCGAGGCGTTGGTAGAGCAAACAGAGTCGATGCTGGAACTGTACAGAATACAGTGCGAAAAAGGGAACGCAGAAAAACAACGAAGATTTCGAGTGCTGAAAGCCTACGCCCTGGAAGGGGAGGACTACCAGCTAATTGCAGAAAAGGAATCGATTTCCAAAAGCACAGTTTTCCGGGATATTGACCTTGCAACAGAGGAGCTGTCCGTGATGCTTTTTGGAGCAGACATTTTTTATGACATGGATGCTACCGACGATGGGAAAAAGTTGGGAACAAAACAGGAAAAGGATGTGGTATAATAGCTATACTGCCAAACTTAATATTAAACCCAGAGGAAAAAGCTGCGCTGTAAAAGGTGCGGCTTTTTTCATGCGATTTTTTAGGAGGGAAAATGTGGAAGAGTTAAAAATTGTCTATCGCAGACTCGATGAACTCAAAGTATACGAAAACAATCCGAGAAACAATGAGGATGCGGTGGAGAGAGTTGCTGAATCAATCCGGCAGTTTGGATTTAAAGTGCCAATCCTCATCGATGAAAACGATGTAATCATTGCCGGGCACACCAGAAAGCTGGCGGCAAAGGAGCTGGGAATGGAGGAAGTGCCTTGTATCTGCGTGAGAGATTTGTCGGAAGAACGGGTGAAAGCATTCCGGCTGGCAGATAACAAAGTCGCGGAATTCTCCTCGTGGGACCCGGACAAATTGGCAGATGAGCTGGCGGAGATTTTAAACATCGACATGACGGCGTTTGATTTCCCGGACATGGCGCTGGATGAGCTGAATGTCAGCGATGATGACTTTTTGCAGGACACCGAAATTGTAAAAGACAGAACGCCTAAAAAGATAGTTTGTCCTCACTGTGGAAAGGAGTTTACACCATGAGAGTGTTTCTCGCCGCAACCAGTCAAGGAATGTCACAGGAAACAAGGGAAGCAGCTTTCCGGAAATATCAGCCGCGCTATGTATTGGAAACATTCTTTAACGGGGAAAAAGCCTGCTTAAAAGCAATGCAGGCAGTCGGCAACGATAATTTTCTGTTGGACAGCGGAGCCTTTAGCTATATGAACGGTCAAAAGGTGACGCTGGAACAGATGGAAGAATATGTAAACAGCTATATTGATTTTATCGTAAAGTATAAAGTGAAATATTTTATTGAAATCGACGTAGACAATATTTTCGGATTATCAAAGGTAGAAGAATGGCGCCGGAAGATGGAACGGACAACCGGCAGACAGTGCATACCCGTCTGGCATAAAGGGCGCGGGGTAGAGTACTGGAAGAAAATGTGCAGGGAATACAAATATGTTGCAATCGGAGGACTGGTGTTCCATGTAAAGAAGCAGGAATACGAGCTGATAAAGAAGCTGGTACACTATGCGGCAGTCCGGGGAGTAAAGGTGCATGGACTGGGATTTACAAAAACCAAATCACTAAACGAATACGAATTTTACTCTGTAGACAGTGCCTCATGGACGATTGCAGCTGCCAGAGGACAGCAGATTCACACTTTTAACAAAGACCACATAGAGCCAAAAAAACTGAACAAACAAGGGCGGAAGGTAGACCTCGGCAAACTAATTTCTCACAATATGGGAGAATGGGTAAAATTTCAAAAGTACATGGATGGAGTAAGGAAATGAGAAAAACAAATTTTAACCTGATTTTGCTAAACAGCATTTTTATGATTGGTCTGGTGATGTCCAACCTCTTCGGAGGCAAAATCATCACAGTACTAGGCTTTACAGTAGCAGGGGCAATCGTGACCTATCCGCTGACATTTCTCTCAACAGACATTATCGGAGAAATCTGGGGCAAGAAAGAAGCAAACGAGTGCGTTAAAATAGGAATCATTGTTCAGCTGATATTTTTGGCGTTGGGATATTTGTCCTTGGCAATCCCGCCGCAGGAAGTAAGCAAACCACTGCAGGAGTCATTACAGCTTGTCCTAAATCAAGGACTGCGTATGACACTGGCATCTTTAGGAGCGTTCAGCGTCAGCCAGTTCCTGGATGTGTTCCTGTTCCACAAGATGAAGGAAAAGTGCAACGGAGAAAAGAAGTGGCTTAGAAACAACCTGAGTACTATGACGAGCCAGTTTGTCGATACCATTATTTTTATCACGATCGCTTTTTATGGTGTTGTAGACAACCTATTTGCTATGGTGGTAGGGCAGTATGTAATTAAACTCCTTCTGGCTTTAGGAGATACTCCGTTCTTTTACTTTTTCACTCGCAGAACGGACAAAACAGGTGCAACAAAATAATTTTAAAATAAAGGTTCGAATCGACCGGATAGAGAGGTGGTGAGAGGTGCCCAGACCGAGAAGTCCGAACAGAGACAAGGCGTTTGAGCTGTGGAAAGAATCGGGGAAAAACCGCACGCTCAAAGAGATTGCGCAGGAATTGGGCGTATCGGAAAGTCAGGTCAGAAAGTGGAAAAATCTGGATAAATGGGACGAAGCGCAGGCGTTACCAAACGTTACCAAATCAATCGGTAACGCGGCAGAATCGAAAGGTAACGTTACCATTGAGGAAAAAACGCCGAAACGAAAACGGGGAGGGCAGAAAGGAAACCAAAACCGCTATGTTCACGGGCTGTATGCAAACCCGACGATGGACATGATTCCGCAGGAAGAATTGAATCGTCTGTCGCAGATGAATTTTGACAATCCGGCAGAACTGCTCATTGACGAAATCATGCTGCTGACAGTCAGAGAGCGCCAGCTGATGGAATCCATTCAAAAATATCAGGACCAGAAAAACGGGCTGTCGCTGGACGGGGTAACGCGCAGAACGGTAGAAAGCGAAGGCGTTAAGGGCAGTCGCTCAAAACAGGTGGAAACAACGACAAGAACGCGAGATGTCTTTGACGTCATTCAGAAGCTTCAGGCGGAGCTTACCAAAGTACAGAAGGAAAAACGGCAATATTTGAGTGAACTTCGAATCCTGAGAGCGCAAAAAGCGCAGATGCCGAAGGAAGAAAACACCCATGAACGGGTATTACAGGAAATCAGCAGCGAGGAGTTGCGGCAGTTTATAGAAGGGGAACGGTAGTGGTGACAAAAGAGCAAAGGCAAGTGCTGATGGAAGAAGCGCGGCGAGAGCTTGCCAGAAGAACGATGGGGGATTTTGTGCTGTATGTCGATGATAATTACCGGATGAATTGGCATCACCGTCTCCTATGCGATTATCTGGATAAGCTGGCGTGCAAAGAGATCCGCCGCCTTATGGTGTTTATGCCTCCCCGGCATGGCAAAAGCGAGCTGGTAAGTCGTAAGTTTCCGGCATACCTTCTGGGGCGCAACCCGGATACTTCTATCATTTCCTGCTCCTATTCTGCCGACCTTGCCAGCCGCATGAACCGAGATGTGCAAAGGCTGATTGATAGCGAAAAATATTCTCTACTTTTTCCAGAAAGCCATTTGTTTGGAAAAAATATCCGCAGTACGGCAAAGGGAAGCTTTTTGAGGAACAGTGATATTTTTGAAATTGTGAATCATCGAGGAACCTACCGCTCCTCTGGTGTCGGTGGTGGTATTACCGGTATGGGCGGTGAGTACATCATCATCGATGACCCGGTGAAAAACCGCGAGGACGCAGACAGCGCCACCATGCGAGAAAAAGTATATGATTGGTACACCTCAACCCTCTACACCCGTCTGGAAAAGGATGGGTGTATTTTGTTGACCTTAACAAGATGGCACGAGGACGATTTGGCAGGGAAATTGCTTAAGGCAGCGCAGGAAGGCGCAGACCAGTGGACAATACTGGAATTGCCAGCCGTATGCGAATATCCGCCCAAACCTTACGATGTGCGGCAGGAAGGAGAGGCACTTTGGAAGTGGAAATACGATGAGGAAGCCCTCGAAAAGATGAAGGTGACAGTCGGCAGCCGCGATTGGGCGGCACTGTATCAGCAGCACCCCACACCGGGCGAAGGTGGAACCTTTAAGCGCGAGTGGTGGAACTACTACAAAGTTCTACCGGATGGGCTGTATGATTTTGTGCAGTCCTGGGACTGCACCTTCAAGGACGCTCAGTCCTCCGACTATGTGGTGGGGCAGGTTTGGGCGAGAAAGGGAAGCAGCCGCTACTTGCTCGATCAGGCGCGTGGACGCATGAGTTTTACCGAAACGCTTTACGCGATCCGTTCCCTGTCTGCAAAATGGCCGCAGGCAGTCCGCAAGCTCGTGGAGGATAAGGCAAACGGAACGGCGGTCATTGATGTACTGCGAAAAGAAATTCCGGGTCTGATTCCGGTGGAGCCGGAGGGCGGCAAGATTGTGCGCGCCAATGCCGTAACCGCAGTAGTCGAGGCAGGCAATGTATTTTTGCCCGACCCGTCTATCGCGCCCTGGGTGCATGATTTTGTGGAAGAGCATACCGCTTTTCCGAACGGGGCGAACGATGACCAGGTGGACGCGCAGACGCAGGCAAACACCTATTACAATTCTTCCTCCTTTAGTCTGGAAGGATTGATTTAAAAGGGAGGGAAAGAATTGGAATACAGAGCAGACGGGTTTTCTGATGTTATGCGGCTGTATCAGTCGCAGACAGCGCAGACGGGGGAAGTGTGGATACCCGACTATGACCTTGCGGAAAAGTACCAGTACAACGGTTTATTCAGCAAGATTATCGACCGACCGGCAGAGGAAGCACTGAAACACGGCATGGAATACAATGTTTCGGATGCGGACTTGAGGGAATTTTTAGACGACGCACTTGACCGGCTGGACTGGGAGGAAAAGGCTGTAACGGCAATCCGCTGGGCGAGGCTGTTTGGCGGCTCCATCATCGTTATGCTTCTGGACGATGGCGGCGGACTGGAAGAGCCGGTGAACTGGCAGGACGTCCGATCAGTGGAGGAACTGCGAGTATATGAACGGGCAATCGTTCAGCCGGACCCAGATACCTACCGGACTGGGAAAGCAGAATATTTCGATGTATCCAGCACCTACGGCGGCACTTTCCGAGTGCATCGCAGCAGGTGCTTAGTTTTTAAAAACGGCAGTTTGCCGGAGTACGGGGCAGCACAGCAGTATTATTACTGGGGATTGCCGGAGTATATTCGCATCCACAAGGATTTGTCCCGGGCGCTCAAAACACACACCAATGCCGCCAACATGATTGAAAAGAGCGTGCAGCCGGTATACAAACAGCGAGGTCTGCAAAGTATGCTGGCAGGTCCGAACGGAGATGAGATGGAACTCAAACGTTTGCAGGTTCTTGACGCTTCCCGAGGAATGATGAACACGATTGCTGTTGATATGGAAGGTGAGGACTACGATTTCAAAACCTTCCAGATGACAGGAACGAAGGAAATTTTGGAAAGTACTTGCAACCTCTTATCGGCAGTTACCTGCATCCCACAAACCATCCTGTTTGGGCGTTCCCCCGCCGGCGAAAACGCAACCGGTGAGAGCGATTTGGAAAACTACTACAATTTTGTGGAGGGTATCCAAAAGCGGATGCTCAAGAAAAATATCCGCACCCTGATAAAAGCGATTGTGCAGGCAGGGGTTTATGATGGAAGCATCGAGAACCCGGGAAATATCAAACCAACCTTCAAGCCGTTATGGAGCTTGAGTGAGACGGAAAAGGCAACCGTAGAGCTTACCAAAGCCCAGCGGGCACAGGCCACCGCCCAGACCGCGCAGCTGTACATCGACATGCAGGTGCTGCAGCCTGATGAGGTACGGCGGGCGCTCTCCCAGGATGGCAGCCTCAATATCGAGGACATCTTGGACAACCAGCCAGAGGACGAGCAGGACGACGGCTGGGCAGCGCTGCTGGAAGGGCTGGAGGCGAATGATAATCCGATTTCCGATACCGCTGGACAGCCAGCACGGCAAAGTGGTATAATGAACCCAGAAACCGCCAAAGATGGTGGGGAAGGCAGCGGAAATTTTAACCATGAAGGCCGCCCAGGAAAGGTCGGCGGCTCGGGTGGGGGAGGAAGTTCTTCCAAATTATCG